AGCCTACGCCTTTGGCTATGCAATGGTAATCGCTCTATTGCTCTCCCCATTCGCCATCCTCAAAATCTTGACCTATGTGTTCTGAATTTGGCGCACCCGACCCTTACGGAGAACCAGAACGCTGCGAATATTGCTATTCGGTTCTTGACTACAATGGCATCTGCCTTGAGTGCAACTACGAAGATTATCACGAATGAAGATTACTCAATTAGATTTATTTAGTGGGATAGGTGGCTTCCATCTTGGCTTTGAAAGAGCTGGGTATAAAGTCACCTCTTTCTTTTCGGAGATAGACAAACACGCTATTGCAGTATACAAACATCAATTCCCAAATTCTACTTATGTCGGTTCAGTTACAAATGTTCGGGGAGCAGACCTCCCGCGAATTGACCTTATCACCTTTGGAAGTCCTTGCCAAGATTTTAGCCTTGCTGGAAAGCGTAAAGGGATGGGAGGAGAGCGAAGCAGCCTTATCCTTGAAGCAATTCGCCTCATTGGGGAATGCAGACCAAGAGTTTTTATCTGGGAAAATGTTAAAGGAACTTTCTCCTCAAACAATGGCGAAGATTTTGCGTCAATCCTCCAAGAGTTTGCCAACATTGGGGGTTATAGACTTGAATGGCAACTGCTTAATACATCGTGGTTTCCAAGTACGCCCCAAAATAGAGAGCGCATCTACCTTGTCGGATATTCTACAATCACCAAGCGAAATTGGCGAGGAGTATTTCCTATCGGAGAAGACAGTAGAGCGACTGATGAGTTACCGAGACACAACCCAAGAGCCAATACAATCACCACACGATACACAGGAAACGCCAACGGCTCGTTCATTGGTGAACATCAACAGCCTACACAAGAAGTAAAGCAAATAGGAACTAAACTTGATTCCAATGGTGGAACGCAACCCTATCAACAAGACCGAGTCTACGATGCTGATGGTATTGTTCCCGCTCTAAATCAAGGCAAAAGTGATTTGATTATCAAAACAAACTACAAATACGAAGCAGCAAACGAATTGGTTAGAAGAAACGCCCTAACCGAAGGAGAAGTTAAAGGTCTTGACTTTTACAACAAATCGGTTCGTGATGTGATTCCAACGCTAACCGACCCAAAACATAATGGTCAAGGATTGTTTGATGGCTATCGCATCCGCAGATTAACTCCTATTGAATGCGAACGCCTACAAGGCTTCCCCGATAATCATACTGCCTTTGGCAATTACGATGGAGAAGTTAAACCAATGAGCAACACACAACGCTACAAACAATGCGGAAACGCAGTAACCGTTGATGTGGTACAAGCAGTAGCCAACCAATGCAAACCCTTATTCAAATGATTTCACTACTCAATGGCGATACTTGGGAGAAAGATGCTCTCCTCGCTAAAATGACCGATGACGAGTTCTATTATGGATACTTGGGTAAGAACGCAATGAGTTCCAGTAACATCAAGCTATTGACCAAGAGTCCCAAGCATTACAAGTTCATCACCACCTACGGACAAGAGCAAAATTCCTCCGCTCTTCAGATAGGAACATTCATCCACACGATGATTCTTGAGCCTCATCTCTTTGACAATCGTTTCCATATCGTAGATGTTCAAAGCCGTGTAGCCAAATCCTTTAAAGAGGGAAAAGCGAAAAGCAATAAAATAGTCCTCACGGCAAAGGAGTATGATGAGAATATGCGAATCGTAGATGCAGCCCTCCGCAATGAGTATGTACTTACGATGATAGGGGGATGCGAGTTTGAAGTACCCGCAATCCAAATGTTAGAAGGGTTCGCCTTTAGAGCAAAAGCCGACATATACGACCCCAAGTACAATTATTTGGCAGACCTAAAGACAACCCAAGATGTAAGAGCTTTCCAATGGAGTGCCGAGAAATACGGATACGACATCCAAGCCTTTATCTACACACAACTCTTTAATGTACCAATAGACAACTTCAAATTCATAGCCATTGACAAGGGGTCATTGGACATCGGTGTCTTTGATGTTGCAGACTCATTCATCAACAAGGGATACAAGAAGGTGAAAGAGGCTCTGAAAGATTACAAAGACTTCTTCGTCTTACACAATGATTTGGACTCGTACACCATTCAAGGAACATTAGAATGATTAAGTTGCCCATTCCATTAGAATTAAAAGCCCTTTGCTGGGATTATGTTAAAGACAACAACATTGGAAACCGTTTTGACTTCAATGGAGATGTGGAGCAACAATATCTTGGTTTAGTTGGAGAGAATATGGTTCGCAGTTATTACAATCTCCCTTATTCCTTTTCAAAAGGATTTGATGGAGGATATGATATTATTTTAAATGGACACAAGATTGATGTAAAGACAATGGGAAGGAATGTTGACCCAAAGCCTCATTATGTAAACAACTTTGTTGCCTATCAAAAAGACCTTGACTGTGATATTCTATATTTCACATCCATAAACAAAAAAAGCTCTATGATTTCTTTTTGTGGCTGGTCTTGGAAAAGTGACTTCATCTTTGAAGCTAAATACTTTGAGAAAGGAGCAACACGATATAGAGATGACGGGACGGAGTTTAAAACACTTGCTCCACTTTATGAGATTAGCAATGCAAACCTAAACGAAATACAATGAAAGAGCAGTTTATGAGGATAGCAATGGCAAGGCTCAAGAAGGACTATGCCTACTATCCACAACGATTGGCGGTAGCAGCGAATATGTACCGCAGATGGCTTGACCGCCAACAATAGAGGGGCGGGGGAGGCACTCTTGGTGAGTTAGGTTGGTTTCTTTAGCCTCCCCCAAACCTTTTTAATGGGTCAATAAAGAAACAAATACGGCTCAAAGTGTAAAGTAAATGAGCCACAAAGTGTAAAATATAAACCTTTAACACCAAAAAGAGATGAAAGTATTAGTTGCTTGTGAATATAGTGGAATAGTGAGAGATGCATTCTCCGCTAAAGGTCATTACGCAATGAGTTGCGACATATTGCCAACCGAAAGTGATGGCCTCCACTATCAAGGTGATGTGATGGAAATACTAAACGATGGATGGGATTTAATGATAGCGCATCCACCTTGTACATATTTAAGTAATGCTGGGGCAAGGTGGCTATATCCTAAAGGGAAATTAAATGAAGAACGATACTCAAGAGGATTAGAAGCTAAAGATTTTTTTATGACACTTCTAAATGCTAATATCCCAAGAGTGTGTATTGAAAACCCAAAGCCAAGTCTTATATATGGATTACCAAAGGCAACTCAAAAGGTTCAGCCGTATGAATATGGTCATCCATATAGCAAAGGGACTTTATTGTGGCTTAAAAACTTAAAACCAATAGAACCAACGAATATAGTTCCAATAGATGGATATTGGTGCGGAAGTTATACAAGCAAACAAAAATCCAAAAGAGTTCTTGGAAAAACCGCAAAAGAAAGAAGTAAATTTTGGAAAGGTATAGCCAAAGCAATGGCAGACCAATGGGGTTAAATAACACCAAAGAGAAATGAAACGAGAAATGAAAGAAACAAGCGTAATGATTACCCTTGATTCACAAACAAGAGTAAATTAAAGCCAAAATGGGATATGTAGTAGTTTATGATAAGTTCCTTGAGGATAGCACTTGGCTACTCAATGCCCGAAAGACATTTAAGGAAAGGAAGGAAGCGATAACCTTCGCAAGGGATTGTGAGCATAGTGCTTACACGGCTAATGTAAAAGTCTATGAATTATAATGGGAAGACTAACTGAAGGATTTGCATTGGCTAATATGCCAAGCGAAGAAAGAAGAAGATATGCTTATGGCAAGAATGCTGAATCTTATTTCACGCATATTACCATTGACACCAAAACTCTAAAACAAATACCACCACCTAAAAATGACTATTGAAACCTTTAAGTTCGTAGGAAGCGTACATTTACTCCCCCATATCTCCATCGCCTACGATTCAGCAATCTGCAACGGTTGTGTATCTATTGGGTGGCTATGGTGGGGAATTAGCTTTGTAAGCAAGAGTGGGATGCACCTATGAAGCAACACACCAAAATATACCTAAAAGAAATGGGATACGACCAAACGGACTTTATCCCTTGTGAGGTATGCGGTGCTAAAGCAGTAGACATCCACCATATAGAGCCAAGAGGAA